AAATCAGGAATAGCCGTACCCGCTGAAGCCACTCCAGAAGTAAAGGCATCTTGAGCTGCCGTTAAAGTAGGATCATATTGCCCAAGACCAGTTTTTAATTGTTCAATAGCAAATTTTTGTGTATCGGATAATCCAGTAGCTTGTTTTTCAGGAAGATTTGGAATGTCCGTAATATATTGATTTAAAGCTGCTAATAAATCTTGCTGTGCCTTTTCAATATAGGCGGGTTTACCATAAGTAATTGTTTGTGTCTCAGGCATTATCTTATCATCCTACTCATTTGTTGCGCATCTTCAAGACCTTTTACTACTGAACCTAAACCTGCGGTCATCATAGGGTCCGCGGTCATCGATCCGTCTTGCATGTTTCTACCCATTTTTTCTAAACCATTTGTCTCCATACCATTAGCAGCCATCATTGGCATTTGCTTTTGTTTTGTTTGACTGCCTGTGCTCAGTCTTTGTATAATTGCCATAATCTCTTCAATTGATTTACCTTGAGCCATTAACTTTTCTATCATTTTTCTCATATCCATATTAGGTCCACCAGTTGGAGTACCATCTTGTGCCATAATTGGAGCATAATTCATTGAACCATCTTCTGCACCTTCAAAATCATAACCCATCTGTTTAGCCATAGGTTTTGTTTTAGCTCGTAGGTCATCCATTATTTGTTGACCTTTTTCTGTATTGCCACCACCCATTGCAAATAAAGAATACTCAGGTATTACGTGTTCATTATTACTTACTCTTATCTCTTGCGTTTGACCAGAGTTTGGATCAACAATTTCACCTTCTAATAAATCTTCTCTACCCGCACCTCTACCAAGTATTCTTCCGCCAGTAGGGTTAATTCTATCTCCACCTACTAAATTAGGATCCATCATTGATGCAACGCCTCCTTCTTGAAAACCAGTTAAATCTTTAATTAATCCTCTTAAAACTCCTACAGGTTTATTTTTCATAAGTTCTTTGTACTCACTGCTATCTTTACTTATAAATCTTTCATTTTCTTTAACACCTTTAGGATCAACATTTCTTAATCCTTCAATAAACATAAAATCTTCATCTTTTAATTGATACATATTTTTTGTGCCTGTATCATCACCACTTTTAAATGATCTACCTCCATTAGCTAGTAAACCAATCTTTTTTAAATAATCTTCAATGCCACCTGGGACATTAGGTAAGTAATCAAAGTCTTTAGCTTGTTGAAAAAATCCTGATTGAATATCACCCAAAGTGTTTTGACTTGGATCGTAAACAAAGTTTGATCCTCTATTTTGTGGAGCCTCTTCATCATCAAATAAACCAAGACCACTAGCAATCCCCAAACCACCAAATACGCCAGGAGCATACTTAAATGGATTGTCATCTTTTAAACCAGAGAAAGAAGCTGCGCCTTTTAATCTATCGAAAGCTAAATCTCTTGCTTTTTGCATTCCGCCTGTGCCACCGAAATTAACACCTTTGTTTTTTATCATATCTAAAGGAGAAATATACGTGCCTGCACCTTTACTACCAAAAGTCTTACCGCCAAAGTATCCACCTAACCCACCAGCCATAGCTTTACCCGCATCCTGACCAGCAATTAAAGGAACTCCAGCACCAATTAAAGTTGAATATAAGGGCCCTAAACCAAAGCCTGAAGCTATAAGTCCAGCATAAGGGGCGATATCTCCAGCAACATCTTTGATTTTTTTAAATAATTTTTTAAACATAATCTCCTAAGTTATAACAATATTCTATATTGGGGGCAAGTCGGATAAACTTGAAGATAATAATCTATTTATTTATAGGCAAAATATTGCTATATTACAATAATTATTTGAAAAAGGGATATCATGTCAACTGAAGTAGAATTTCATGCTATTAGACCATTCGGTCCAACAATATTACAAGGAAAATTACCTAATAACTTAATTAAAGTTTTAGATGATAGAGCAACAGAGTTATTAGAAGATAAAAAGTTATCAAAAGAATACGACCACTCTATGAATTTAGCAGGTAACGTTCAACAAGAAGTTCGTTATCCTAATGATGATTTAATTAGCAAAGAATTTAAACCTTTTACAGATGCTTTAGGTAAAGTGGTTCATCAATATATTTCCATACCTCCCGCTAGTGATACTATATCACCAACATTCGTTGGATCTATGCTTATAGAATCCATGTGGGTCGTGAGCCAGTGGGCTGGAGACTTTAATCCTATGCATATACATCAAGGTGAATTGTCTGGTGTTATCTATTTACGTGTTCCTCCTAGTTTAAAAGAAGAATATGCAAAAGAAGATCATTATCCATGTGTTGGCGACATTAATTTTATGTGTGGTCAAGCTGCAACTTTTAGTGGTCACAAACATCAAGCAACTCCTGAAGTAGGTGCAATATATTTATTCCCCTCTTGGTTGTCTCATGGTGTGTATCCATTTAGAACACCTAATGAAGAGAGAAGATCTGTTTCTTTTAATTTACAATTAAAGAAAAAAGAACCTATTAATGATTGACATTGATAAAGTGCCTATGGTCCGTGTGACGTGGTTAGATGCTCGTGATACAGAAACAGGTTGGCTTGATATAAAAGACGTTGTTAGTGCTCCGTTGGCCGTATGCCAAGAAGTAGGATGGATGGTGCATAATGGTTCAAAAAAAATAATTATTATGCGATCCTACAGTAAAGACAAAGAAGATATTACGGGGGGAGGTGCTATTGCCATACCTAAAGATTGGTTAAAAAAAATAGAATATCTAACAGTGAGTTATAGTGAACACTAAAATATTTATTGGTACGCCTTGTTATGGCAACATGCTGACAGCAGACTATTTTAAAAGTTGTTTGCAGTTAACAGCTTTCGCTGCACAAAGAAAAATAGAATTACAATTTGGAACTATTGGTAATGAGTCTTTGGTAACAAGAGCTCGTAATACATTAGTGCAGTTGTTTATGGATAATAAAGATTATACTCATCTTTTATTTATTGATGCTGATTTAGCTTTTAATCCTGAGTCAGTGTTTCGTATGTTAGATTTAGACGAAGATGTGGTTACAGGTGTATATCCTCGTAAACAAATTAATTGGACCAAAGCTATTACTAAAGTAAAAGAAAATCCTAGTATTAGTGAAGATGAATTACATGCTTCTTCTTTAATGTATAATTTAAATGTTAAAGATCCAAAGCACGTTGTAGCTAAGAAAGGATTTATAGAGGTGCTAGATGGTGCAACTGGTTTTATGTTGATAAAAAGAAATGTGTTTAAGAAAATGGCACTAGCTTATCCTGACCTTAAATTTAAATCCGATCAACATTTAAATGATTTGCATGATAAAAGATTTGATTATCATGACACTTCTGATTGGAACTATGCATTTTTTGACACAATGATAGAACCTGATACTAAAAGATATTTATCAGAAGATTATGCATTTTGTCGTTTATGGCAGAAAATAGGTGGTAAAATATACGCTGATATTATAAGTGGCATGACACATATGGGTAATTACTCATTCAAGGGCAACGTAGCCACTCAATTCTTGCCACAAAAGAATAAATAATTTAGTATACTCCGACATGAAATTAGTTGATTTAAAATTCCAACCAGGCATTGATAAACAAGATACCGCTTATTCAGCAGGAGATCAACGTAAGTATGTTGATTCCGATTTTGTTAGATTTCACTATGGTAAGCCTGAAAGATGGAAAGGCTGGTCATATTTACCAAATCCTAATAACACTATTGTGGGCGTGGTTCGTGATACGCACAGTTGGGTTGGTTTAGACGGAATAAGATATTTAGCTTTAGGAACTGATAGAAAATTATACATCTACACTGAAGGAGCCTTGTATGACATCACGCCCCTACGTGACACTGAATCTCTATCAAATCCTTTTACAACAAATGGCACAACTACAGTGTCAGTAGCTGACGCTGCACATAGCGCTGCAGTTGGTGATTTTGTTACCTTTGATTCTTTTTCAACGATAGATGGTTTAAATATGAACCAAGAGTTTGAAGTTACATCAGTGACAAGTGCAAGTGCTTACACTGTTACACACACTAGCACTGCTTCTGGTTCTACATCAGGTGGTGGAGGATCAGGTAACGCTAAATATCAAATAACTACAGGCCCTTCTACATCTACATATGGATATGGTTGGGGAACCTTAACTTGGAATACCAGCACTTGGAATACACCAAGATCATCTTCAAGTGTTGTTTTATCAGCTCGTCAATGGTCTTTAGATAATTTCGGTGAAGATTTAATTGCAACGGTTTTAAATAGTGGAACATTTGTTTGGGATACTTCAGGTGGAACTGGGGCTAGAGCAACTGCTTTATCTAACGCTCCTACTGCGTCTAGATTTAGTTTGGTATCAACTGATACAAGACACTTAATGATTTTTGGCACAGAGACAACGATAGGAAATGCAACCACACAGGATGATTTGTTATTTCGTTTTTCTGATAGAGAGGACGCTACAAATTATACACCAGTAGCAACAAATGAAGCTGGTTCACTACGTATATCTGATGGTTCTAGAATAGTTGGTGCAGTTAAATCATCAGGACAAATACTAGTATGGACCGATACCTCTATGCACGGTATTCAATTTGTTGGTACACCTTTTACTTTTGGTCTTAGACAACTTGGCGCAAACTGTGGTTTAATAGCACAGCATGCAGCTATAGAAGTTAATGGTAGAGCATATTGGATGTCTGATGATTCTTTTTATATGTATGATGGTGTTGTTAAAAAAATGCCATGTTCCGTGCAGGATTATGTATTTGATGACATGAGCTACACAAATAGAAACGATATTGCTTGTGGTTTAAATACATCTTTTAATGAAATTATTTGGTATTATCCTTCAGCAAATGCTACACAAATAGATAGAGCTGTTGCTTACAATTATTTAGAAAATACTTGGTACACATTAAGTTTAGGCAGAACAACTTGGCTTGGTGCTTATGTATATGAACAGCCAATTGCTACAGAATATGATGCAAGTTTAACAGCAAATAATTCCACCATACTTGGTTTAACTGCAGGAGCTTCGTATGTCTACGAACATGAGTTAGGTAATAATCAAGCAGACGGCACAGCTATTACTGCTTTTTTAACAACTGGATCTGTTGAAATTGCTGATGGAGATCAACTTATGTCAGTTAGTAGATTAGTTCCAGACTTTGATAATCTTACTAATAACATGACAGCAACATTGACATTAGAACAGTACCCACAATCCGCGGCTAACGTAACGACAACTGGCACTATTACTAGCACTACAGAAAAGATTGATGTAAGAGGAAGAGGTAGAGCAGTTAAAATTAAATATGAAACCAATACAGTTAATGACACAGCTTGGAGACTTGGATCTACAAAGCTACAACTTAGACCAGATGGTAGACGATGATCGATAAACCTTTATATGAAAATCCTTTAGCTGGTGGTCAACAAGCACCATTTGATTTATCTAAAATGAACAAAAATCCGTATAATTCTGAGTTTATTGGCCTAGGTGAAGATCAAACAAACTTGTTTGGTTATAAAGTTCCTGATTATGTAATTAAAGAACAAGAAGAGTATGCAAAAAATAACCCTATAAATATGTATAATATGACACTACCTGGCGAACTAGGTAGTCAACTTATAGTAGATCCTAATGCAACTGCACAAAAAAAAGCAGATGAAGAGTTTTTAAAAACAGCGGATGAATATCAAAAAGGATTTAGAGAATCTGAGTTTTATAAACCTGGCGGTGCGATGACAGCGGATGTAGCTGAATTTATATATAAAAGCCCAACTGGTAAAGACATAACTATGAAAGGTTCTAGTTCAGGTATTGGTCAATTTGGATCATATTTAGATTCAATTGGTAAAGGAGATTTATTACAAAGAGTTGGTGGAGGTTTTTCACAAGATTTACTTGGTAAAGTTAATCCTGATGTTCCTTATGATTTAGCTGGTGCAAAACAAGGTCTTTTTCCAATAAAAAACGAGAAAGGTGAGGATATAGGAGGAATAGAAAATACAGCTATAGCTACAGTTCAAGATCCTTTAGGTGGTAATTATACCAAAAGTGTTCAACCAATTGTTACAGGCCCTGATATGTTTGAAATAGCTACACAACAAACACCTTCGGAAAATAATTTTTTTGAAACAACTGGTCAATATCTAACAGGCCCTGATGAATCTAATGATATTATTGAAACATTAAAAAATATAGAACAAGGCATAGCAAGTTTAGGTGGCAATTTTGGACAAAACTTTAACATGAATCAATCATCTAACTACGGTGATTTTAAAAACTTTGGTATAGGTTCTTTCTTCCCGCCTTACGGAGGAATGTATGGCTAGAATAACAATTACACGATTACCAAATGCAACAGAAGAATATGACGCCAATCAGTTTGACCAAATGATTTCTTTATTAGATCAAATTATTCTTTTACTTAACACAAACTACCAACAAGATTTAAAAGAAGAATCACAGTCGGAGGCTTT